TTTCCGTAGGTGGTAGTCCTGAAGATAGAATCAGAACTATTTCTGTTGCGAAGATTAATTTTTTGAAACCAACTAAAAATAATTTTTTAGATACAGGATACTATGATGAGATGACAGGAGAAAACTCAACAAAGTATCAAGCGGTAAACCAACCCAAAGAAACTGTTAATCATGACAGTAAAAATAAGCCATATTATAGAAATAGTGTTGCGGATGAAACAAACGTAATTGATAATGGATTGTTGGGTATTACTTCAATAAACATACAAACAAGTACTTCTTTTGTTCCAACAGTAACAATCAACTTAGAAGATGTTCAGGGAAAAGCTTTATTCCAACTTGGAAATAATTCACCATATTCTGCGTTTTTCAATCTTCCATATTGCCCATTTTATTTAACACTAAAAGGTTATTATGGACAGGCAATTAGATATCAATTGAACTTGGAGACATTCAATGCTAGATTTAATTCATATAGTGGAAACTATTCTGTAGAATTAAAATTCAAAGGATATAAATTCAACATTCTAAATGAAATTGCTTTAGGTCACTTGTTTGCTGTACCACACATGTATAGTCAAACCTTCAATGTTTCTCAAGCTACAACGGATGTACAAACAAAAGCTTCGAGTACAGGTGGACAACCATTGGGAGAAAGTCAAAAAACTACGAACGCATCAAACAGTAATAATCAAGTAACAACAAGTTTGGTATCGGAAAAAGGATATCAAAAGATTGTTGAAGTCTATAGTGAATACAAATCAAAAGGGCTTATACCACCTGATTTTCCAGAATTAACTTTAGTTCAGCTAATGAATAAGTTGGAAACCTTTGAACAATCTATTGTTAATTCTTACCCTAAAGTTAATGTAGAGCCATTAACAAACATAAGAACATATAAAGAAAATGTTAAAACATATTTCAACATTGTAAGAGGGTCTCAAACTTCGTGGTTTAATACGTACATGAGCCCAAAAGCGTTAGTTTTGAACAATGGTAGATTCTGTTATACATTCAAAGAAAATTTAGATGCTGACGCCAAGTCAAAAGCTAGAGCTCAACTTGAAGGATATATTACTGACAATAATAAAAAATTATCGGAAAATCCAACCTTAGGTACTTTAAAAGGAACTGCTCCAATTCCAAATCCACTTAAATTTGATTGGGTTGAAATACAATTGAACTTCGGTGAAATTGATTGGAAACAAACAACATTACAACAAACAGGTATTTTATCTCCAACGCAAGACGATATTAATAAAGTCATTCAAGGGTATGGTAAACTATTTCTACCAACGTTTGATGTAACACAAGGATTGACAAGTTTGAAAAATGAGAAAACAAAAGTTTATGTTTTTGAAGGGAGTTCAAGATTTGATGAAGAAATTGCTAGTCTTGAAACACAAGCAAATAAAAAATTATCTGAATTTGAAACTAAGATAACTGCAGACTTAGCAAATAAACTTGAAGACTCGGCAACAGGTATTGGATTTAAGCCAACCGTTAGGAATATGTTAGCGGTAATCATGGCATCCGCTGAAGGATTTATCAGATTGTTAGATGATGTTCATACAAATGCTTGGGATGTTAAATACGACCCAATAAGAAAAAATGCCATATTAGATAACCCATCTTCGGCTCCAAGTCCTGAGACAAGGGATGACGTGAAATTGTCTAAATCAGCTGAACAAGCAAATCAAGGAATTGGTACCGCACAAATACCTGTCTATCCTTGGCCGCAGTTTTTTGTTGAGACACCACAAGACAAAAGGGGAAGATTCCAACTCAAGTACATTGGTGACCCTTCAGTTGTTAATTTAACAAAAGGATACTTGTATGATAAATGGCCCGAAGTTCAGTTTGTTGAAGAGTATATGAAAGGATTAACACAAAAATTTAATCCTCCTATTGTTCAACCTCCAATAGATAGCGAGGCAAACACAAACATTCTTAATATTAATGCGATTGAGTTTCCATCTAATGGGTTGGCTTATGCAAACAAAGAAGAGATTAAGTTTTTTTATGAGATATGGGAAAGACAATATATAACATCACATTATAGTGGATTGATTAGGGCACAACAAAATCAAATAGATGAGTTATTAAGATTGAATTATGAAATAGAATCTAGTAACATTTTTACAAGTGTTAATATTAGTGCACCTTACCTTTCACTGAAGTTAAAAAATTATGATTTAACTGCGGCAAACTATAGTACATTTCTTAAAAACATATCCAATACAGGAACAGGACGAGCTTATCAAGATTATATTAGAGATTTCTATGTTACACCATATTTGAAAGGTATTACTGAAAATTCATTTACAGTTTTAAATGCAGATGACTTAGGGAAAATACCACAATTAGGAACAAACAGTTTAAGTTTAGAAAACTTGGTAAAAGGTACTAACAATACACCATTAATAGTTGATACGATTCCGTATACAGACCCTACTTGGGTTAGGAATAATATGGCATTATCATCTCAAAATGGTAGAGATGCGGTATATAATACAAATAATGTTTTACAGGTTTTTAAACCAAGAAATGTTATTTCTAATTTCCAAGATGTTTACAATTATAGCACAAATAGACCCGTAACTAATTTTTCATTTTTAAATGTTGAAAATCCAGTTAAAGGTAATGTTACAAACAATATAAATCCAATAACAAGTTTGAGGGCTTTCTATGAAACAAGAGAACCGAAAAATTTCATACCAACCGAAGGGTATGTAAGTTATTTGCCACCGACAGCGACAAACATAATTTCAACTTATCCTGTTAGAACAACAACATCAATTCTTAACACACCTTACTTCGTTAATGCAATTTTGAATGGTGTTTACGAATGGAGGAAAGGTAATAAAAATCCGTATGTTCAAGCTGCATATCTTTTTATTAATTCTTTACCATTAGCCTCACTTAGAGAAAGATATCAATCACAAGATAAAAGTGATTTGGATTATATTTCATCTTGTTTCAAAAAATATGGTGCAATACATAAAATGCCTTACGCTTGGATATTGAAGTATGGGTCAATTTGGCATAGATATAAGAAATTTAAAGAAACCAATGTTGATATATTAACAACAGCTTGGCAGAATTTTGATTATACCAAAAACTATAGTCCAAAATTAAATTCTACCACACAAGAATATTCAATAACAATACCTCCATCAGTAGCCAACAACAACCCACAGAAAATTAATATGGTGTTGCAAAAAGAAGAGGCAGATAAAATAACAATGAACGTTGGGTTTTATCCAAAAGTAATTAATGACTTTAATGTTTTCTATAATGGATATGATTTATATGTTAATTATACAGACCAAGAAATACAGTCAAGTATTAATAATGGTTTGAAGTTATATAATTTTGAAACATCCAACTATACTGTTAACCAAGGTATAAAACCATTAACACTTCAAACATGGTCTGTTTTATTAAAAGACACAATTGAAGATACAGTAGTAAGTTCAAATGTTTGTGTTCCAAATGCGGTATCTGGCGGGGATGGATATTTTATGGTACCATCTTTTGGTTCTACATTTAATCAATCAAAAGAACTTTGTACATCAAATAATTTGACAATACTACCAATTACAAATAACCCTGAAGTATATAATGGTTCGGTTAGACTTTTATGGTCTGCTCCAAACTACGGATATTTTGATAATGCCCAAGTTGTAAAACCTGACGTATATTCATATGTTAATACTATTGTTACAGGAAATACTCAATCACCATTCAAACTTTTAAATAAAGATGAGTATTCAAGAATAGAAGAAATATTCTCTGTTTTTGAAAAGCCAATATTAGATAAATTTGAGGCGGAGTTTCTTAATTTTAGCCGAGCAATGACCGATTCAAATTCAGGGTTAGAGACAGTAACCTTCTATACATCAACAGTTAATACAAATGCGGTATATAGAAACTTCCAATCTTTGTTTAAACAATTAATGACAATACCCGCTAAGACTGCAAGTCAATCAGAAAGTGAATATTTTTTAAATTCAATCAACAGCCAATTTGATGACTTTACTACAACAATTCAATCTTTCATGCAATATGATGTTATTTTGAGATATGGTAATCCATCTAATTTTAGAAGAAGAATTTTTGATTCTTATTTATCATATAATACTGCACCTGTCATAACAGACCCAATTCAGTTTAAACCATATGTTAAGGGTAGTTTACCTTCTAAAACAGGTTCTGTGACTTTATCTCAATCACAATCGACATATCCTTTACCTTGGAGAACTTTAGAATTGGAAGTTGGATTTTCAACAATTGATAACGTAAAATATTCTAACTATGGTTCTTATATTACCGATTTCTTTATTGATAATGATATTGAATTCGCTGTAGATAATATAACATTGTTGGCACCACTTATTAAGATGTATGCTACACAAAAATTATTGACACCTACATTAACAAGTTCACAGTTTAAACAAAGATTAAGTAACTACCAAAATCAATGTACTGACTTACAAAACAATATTTTGAATGGTGTTATGGATAGGGTTAGAGCAAAATTACCTAACCAACAACAATTACCTGAAAAAGCAATACAATCAGTTATTAGTGGTGAACAAAGTAAAATTGAGAACTATGAAGTCTTCAAAGCTTTAAATGACAAATGGATTGCTGGGTCAGACTTTAAATCTAAAACATTGTTTGAAGACATGATGTTTTTAGATAGAGCATCTAGAAATATTGGTGATGTTTTGTTAGTAGACATATTTGAAATGAAGAATATGTTGAGTACGGCAAATCCTGAAAAATTGAATATGAGTATGAGTGTCTTTACATTCATTTCAGGATTCTTGATTAAAAACAACTTTACGGTAATGAACTTACCAGCATATGTTAACTTTTACAATGTTCAAGACGTAGACGGACTTACAACACCAAAACCTGAAGGTTCTTTGGAATTTGCCAATAGTATGTGGGGAACTTATTTGAATGTTGATTATAGAAATTCAGGACCAAAAATGATTTGTTTCTATGTTGGAAAACCATCACAATATTTGGATTTACCTAAAGGTAATTTTAGATTTAGAGATGATGCATTTGAAATGAGAAGAGCGTCAGAAAATCCTTTGATTGAAGATGTTCAAAACAAAAAAGATTGGTCTGTTTCAAATAGATGTGTTGGATTTACAGTTGATATAGGAATTAGAAATCAAAACATATTTTATTCTTTTAGTGTTGACCAAAGTGCTGGTAAAGCGACTTCTGAATCGATACAAGCTCAATTAGACATGGTAGACCAAGCGTCAGGAAGAAGCGTTGCAACACAGAACGTTAGCTTATATAATCTATATAAACAAAGAAGCTACAAATGTTCGGTAACATCATTAGGAAACGCAATGCTTCAACCAATGATGTACTTTAACCTGAGACATGTTCCAATGTTTAACGGTCCGTATTTGATTCAAGACGTTTCACATTCAATAACACCAGGTCAATTCCAAACAACATTTACGGGAACAAGACAAGGGGTATTTGATTTGCCAGCAATTGATAACTTCTTACAAAGTATGAATCAAAACTTGTTAACAAAGATTGAAGAATTGTTAAAGGTAAAAAAAGATGAGACAAGTGGTAAAGCAACAACTGATAATGTTAAGAGTACTCAAGTGGTACAAAAAGCAAATAACCAAAAAGCAGCTCCAAATAGTTGTGAGGCGGGAGTTTTAGATGTATATAAATCAAGAAGTTATCAAGGAGTTGATGCAACATTGACTTCAATAACGCCACAAACGTTAGCAGATGCTATTAAAGCGAGAATACCTAATAATACTGATTTACAAACAATCATCTATGAAATTTGTTATGTAAGAACCTTTGAAAAAAATTCAAACACAAAAGAAGGAAATTTCAACGGATTCAATAATAATTTTGCAACAATTACTTTAAATAACAACTATGGTGCAACAATAGATAAATTCCAAAAACAGTGGAGTTGTTTATCATTAAAGGCGAACTCACCTGTTGTACCTATTGCCAACTTTGCAGATTTAAATACGTTTATTGATTTTATGTCTTCAAGATTATCACCAAGAGTTTCTCAAATTATTAATATTGGTATTTTAAAATACTATGTATGTTTTTGGACTGGAAGCGATGTAAGTGAATCTTATTATGATGCAAATAAATCGTTGTTTGATGAAACAGCACAATCTTTTGTTCAAGCTCAAAAATCTGCACAATCAGTTGGATTGAAAAAAATTGGAACATCGACTGGAACAACTACAACATCAGGAACAACATCAGGTACAACTATAACTTCAGGAACAACATCTGGTACAACAACCACAGTTAAATGTTTACCACCAACAATAACATCATTCTCACCGATAGATGGACCTTCTGGTAAAATTATTGTTATTAAAGGAACTGATTTAGAAACAACTAAACAGATTACATTCTTGAATATAACCGCGGATACTAAAACTATTGTGATTATTGACAATAAAAACGTTAGAGTTGCAGTACCTACGATTGATGTTAGTACAATACCAACACCTAAAGGTAAAATTAAATTAACAACACTTTATGGTACAACAGAAAGTAAGACTGATTTCACGTATAACCCAAATGTACCAAATCAATCATCTGCCGCACCAACAACAAATTCAACTCAATCACAAACAATACCAGCCCCACCAAATACACAACCACAACAAACAGGTGCGCCAACAATGATTAATACTGAAATCAAAGTTGTTAGAAATCTTACAGATGAACTTATTGTTTATATGAACCCAAATACTCCTCCTGCGATAATAAGTACTGCTGTAATAATGGAAGTTTCAGTTTACAACAACACTGTTGAAAATAATGTTGTTAAAAAGACTTTAGTTCAAACCGCAACTTCTGTTAGAGATAATTTAGTGACTAACAATGTGTTTAAGGTTACCTACAAAGATGTGGCTAATTTACTAATCAATTATCCAATACCGCCATTTAATACAAGTCCAATAAATGCTAGAGATACTGTTTTATTACGATTCACATTAAACGCTCAACCAGTTGATAGAGTAAAATATCCACAATCAGTAACACAGTCATTTAACTTTACATTTGCGGAGTATTAAACAAAGGACATTTATACATAACAGTATATTTATATAAAAAGATTTTTATGAATATTAAATCAGCATTAGACAATTATCTTGGAAAATCTACTAGATATTCTGAAGAAGATAATGGAGATGGTACTAAACAAGTTTGTGATTTAGACACAGGTGATTGTTATACTATCAGAGAAAGAGACGGTCTTATTGAAAGAGCGGGTCATCAAACAACTGCCAATAGAAAAGTTAGAGTTGAAACATCAAGAGGAATAAAACAATTATTAAACGGATAATAAAATGAGTTTAGAAAAAAAGATATTAAGTGAAATAGAAAGATACAGAAGTATCAATAACTATATTACGGAACAAGAGGTTCCACCACCGCCACCACCAGCTGGTGCGGTTCCTCCTCCACCTCCAGGTGCGGTTCCTCCTCCACCTCCTCCAGGTGGTGCATTACCACCAGCAGGAGCTCAACCTATTGATGTTGCAAACGACCCTGACGTTGAGAAACTTGATGACAACGGAGAATCAAATGAAAAAGGCGGAGATACTGAAGAATTAGATATTACCGAACTTGTTGATTCACAAAAAAATATTGAAAAGAAACAAGAGGAATATTTTGAAAACTTATTTGGTCACATTTCAAAACTTGAAGCTAAGTTATCTGAAATGGATGGTATTATGAACAAGTTAAATTCTTTGGAGAATAAGATTGAAAAATACAGAGAAAAAACTCCTCAAGAAAAACTTGAATTAAGAACTTATGATTCATATCCATTCAATCAAAAGTTATCACAATTTTTTGATGACAAACAAGAAGAGATGGAAAAAACAGGAAAACATGATTATGTTTTGACATCAGACGAAGTTACTGATATGAATGTAAATGATGTTAAAAATTCATTCCAACCAGGTGGTGGTGATTCATATGACAATGAATTTAAAAGATAATTGATTAAAAATAAAATTTGAAAAGGTCACTTCGGTGACCTTTTTTATTTGACATAGGTGTTATTTATAGTTATATTTAATAAATAACTTTAATAATTTAATCTACAAAAAATGAGTAATGTATTAGACGCCGTATTGGCACAGTATGAGAAATCGCAAAACGCATCGGGCGGGGCCCAAAGTAAAATGTCGCAAGACGAAAGAATGAAAAAGTATTTCGCTTTAATCCTTGGAGATAAAGAGAAATCAGGGCAAAGAAGAGTAAGAATCCTTCCTACTCAAGACGGTTCATCACCGTTTAAAGAAGCTTGGTACCACGAAATTCAAGTTGGTGGACAATGGCAGAAGTTCTATGACCCAGGAAAGAATGACAACGAGCGTTCACCTTTAAACGAGGTTTACGAAGAGTTGATGTCAACTGGTAAGGAATCAGATAAAGAATTGGCGAAACAATATAAGTCTCGTAAGTTCTATATCGTAAAAGTAATCGACAGAGACCGTGAAGAAGACGGACCAAAGTTTTGGAGATTCAAACACAATTACAAGAACGATGGTATCTTGGACAAAATCATTCCAATTTGGAGAAACAAAGGTGATATCACTGACCCTACAACAGGACGTGATTTAATCATTGAGTTAACAAAATCTAAAACACCTGCAGGTAAAGAGTACACAAGTGTATCAACAATTATGTACGAAGACCAAGCTCCTGTTCACGCAGAAAAAGAGCAAGCAAATGCATGGATTAACGATGAGTTGACTTGGTTGGATGTTTATTCTAAAAAACCTGTTGAATACCTTGAGGCAATTGCAAGAGGTGAGACACCAAAATGGGACACTGAAAAAGGTGGATACGTTTATGGTGACGCAACAGTGGCTGAAGAAAGTTTTGGTGGTAGCAAAAAGGCTGCACCTACAAAGGTTGTTGACCCACAAGCTGACGCTGAAGTAGATTCAGATTTACCATTCTAATTTATACGGGTGGAGGTAATACTCCACCCTTTTTAATTTATTATATGACATTTAAAGAAGAAATTGACTTACAGTTGAAAGACAATAAAATGCTGTCTTATGAATTCCTAAGTCAACTTAAAGATAAAAATTACTTCTCAGGTAGAAGTAAAGAAATTGGTGATACAGTTTTGTTTGGTATGATGAAAGAAGTAGACGACAATGGTCAAATGACATTTAGTCTAATCACTTTTCACGAAGAAGAAGTTGGAGTTTTGTATGAACAAGACGAAACATTTTATAAAGGACCAAAACAGAATAAATTACCAAACATTAAAAAAATAGAAGATGGCGGGAATTAAAAAAAAAGAAGGCGGCGGAGGATTTAAAGATAAGTTCTCAACCAAAACAAAATATAAAGAAACAAGCTACTACTTTTGTGGTGATGCTTTCTTAAGTGCTAGTGGATTACCAGGTCCTGTTATGGGAGGTATTAATATGTTCTTAGGGCATAGTAATAGTTCTAAAACAACTGCTATGATATTAGCTGCTGCTGATGCTCAAAAGAAAGGTCATTTACCTGTCTTTATCATTACTGAAAAGAAATGGAGTTGGGAACACGCGGTTGAGCTAGGTTTGGATGCTAAAAAGAATTCTGATGGTGAGTGGGACGGTGATTTTATTTTTAACGATAGTTTTGACTATATTGAACAAGTAACAGATTTTATTAATGAAGTATTAGATGCTCAAGAGAAAGGTGAGATACAACAATCTATTTTATTCCTTTGGGATTCTGTAGGTTCAATTCCTTGTAAGATGACATTTGATGGTAAGGGTGGTAAACAACATAACGCAGCAACACTTGCCGACAAAATTGGTATGGGAGTTCACTCAAGAATTTCTAAATCGAAGAAAGAAGATTATGCGTATTACAACACATTAGTTGTAGTTAATCAACCTTGGGTTGCTCTTCCCGACAATCCATTTGGACAACCAACAATCAAGGCAAAAGGTGGTGAGGCATTATGGTTAGCATCTTCATTAGTATTCTTATTCGGTAATCAAGCAAGCGCGGGTATTAATCACATCACAGCAACTAAAGGAGGAAGAACTGTGAGATATGCAATCAGAACTAAGATTTCAATATTGAAAAACCACGTAAATGGTTTAGGATATAATGATGGAAAGTTAATTGCAGTACCACAAGGATATATTGAGGACACTAAAGAAGCATTAGAATCTTACAAAAAAGAGTATTCACAATATTGGAATGGTATTTTATCAGGAACAGGAGAGTTGACTTTAGAAGAAACGACTGATGATATCAGTGAGTAAGAAACAATTTTTATCACATCTAATTTAATAAAGTGACTAAGACACTTTTAGTAGACGGAAACAATTTATTTAAAATAGGATTTCACGGAGTAAAAGATTTATATAGTGATGGAGACCATTTAGGTGGAATCTATCACTTTATAAACATACTTAGAAAATTCTTAGATGAACATGACCACGATAAAGTGGTTGTATTTTGGGATTCCAATTCATCTATTCGAAAGTCTATCTACCCACAATATAAGGCTAACAGAAGGCAAGATATGAACGAGTATAAGTACGAATCATATCTTAACCAACAAGTAAGAGTTAAAGAATACCTTGAAGAAATTTTTGTAAGACAAGTTGAGGTAATTGATAATGAGGCTGATGACCTTATTGCTTATTATTGTAAAGTTGCTATCGATGAGCAAATAATCATCTTCTCAGCTGATAAGGACCTTACCCAGTTGATTAACGAGAACATTAGTGTGTATTCTCCCATCTCAAAACAATACTTCGGTAATGGGGATAATATCGTCATTAATAAGGTTAACATTCCACATTACAACGTATTACTCTGTAAAATCTTTACAGGAGATAAATCAGATAATATTGATGGTATTGAAGGGCTTGGAGAAAAGACCTTAATAAAATACTTTCCTCAAGTGCAGGAAAAACCATGCACTGTGGAAGAATTACTCGATATTGCACGAAATATCCCGCAAAAGAAACCTATTAAAACATTAGTAAATCTTTTGACAGGTAAGACAAAATCAACTATACTTGGAGAAGAGTTTTATATAACAAACAAAAAAATTGTTGACCTCACAAACCCATTAATTACAGATGATGGAAAAACATTAGTTGAACAAATCTATACAGATACAATTGACCCCACAAATAGAGGTTACAAAAACTTAATGAGAATGATGATAGAGGATGGTCTCTTTAAGTATCTACCCAAAAATGACGAAGCTTGGGTAAACTTCCTAAAACCATTTATGAAATTAACAAGAAAAGAAAAACGAAAAACAAACAAAAATTAAAACTATGAAAGAACAGGACAGTACGAAAATGGAGTTCCTTTTGACACTCAACGATAATATCGTTGTTCAAAGATTCTTTAATGTTAGAGGTTACAACCCAAGGGCAAAAAACTCTTTAGAGTTGTATGAGTATGTTAAAGGTCTAAAAGAAGAATTAGAGTATTACCTTAAAATGAAGACAGTTATCTATATGATGGATAACCAAGACTCAATTATTCATGACCCAAAAATTATGGAAACTTCATTTACTGAGGGACCAGAAATTTTTAATCTTTTTATTAAAGTTGGCGAACAGACATTATGTCATAGAGTTTTTGACGGAAAAAAATTTCCACCAAAAGTTCGTTATACAGTGGATGTAAGACCATTTATTAAAGATGTTCTTCGTGAGTTAACTGACATTTTTTCAAATAGTCAATTATCTCACAAATATTTGGAATTCGAACTAAACAAGTAAGTATTTAATAATACAGGGGGGTATGATAGAAGACTATGAATAAAAATTTTGATTATTTAGGGAACACATTTCAATTACAATTAATTAACCAAATTATTGAGGACAAAGATTTCGCATCATCAATTATTGATGTGATTGAAAGTTCATATTTTGACAACAAGTATTTTAAAATCATTCTACAGATGATTAAAGAGTATTATGTAAAATATGAATCTTGTCCTAACTTTGATACTTTGGAACAAATTGTTAAGTCTGAAATTACACAAGAATTGGTTGCAAAGATTGTTTTGGATACCCTAAAACAAATAAAAGACGCACCATTTGAAGGGACGGTTTTCGTACAAGAGAAAGCCTTGAAATTCTGTAAACAACAGGAACTTCAAAAAGCTATGGATAAGGCTCAAAAGATTATCACCGAAGGTGACTTTGAATCTTATGACAAAGTAGAAGGACTTGTTAGAGAAGCCCTTCAGGTAGGTGAGGTCGAGAAAGATGTCACAGACATATTCATGGGACTTGATACCGTGTTGGATGAGGACTATAGACACCCAATTCCGATGGGAATACCAGGTATTGATAATCTACTTAAGGGTGGTTTAGCCAAGGGTGAGATTGGGGTTATATTGGCTCCTACGGGGGTTGGTAAAACCACAATCCTTACCAAAATTGCTAACACTGCTTTCAACTTGGGGTATAACGTACTTCAAATATTTTTTGAGGATAATCCAAAGATTGTTCAAAGAAAGCACTTTACAATATGGACAGGTATTGAACCCGATAATTTAGCACTTCATAAAGAAGAAGTGTTGAGTAAGATTACAGAGATTCAAGAAACAATGAAGAATAAGTTAATCCTTAAGAAACTTGCTTCTGATACAACAACCATGGGTCAAATCAAAAATCAAGTTAGAAAAATGATTGCTGACGGAAACAAGATTGATTTAATCTTATTAGATTACATTGATTGTGTATTACCTGAATCAAGTGCAAAAGATGAATGGAAAGCTGAGGGTTCTGTAATGAGAGGTTTTGAGGCGATGTGTCATGAACTTAATCTTGTTGGTTGGACTGCAACCCAAGGTAATAGAAGTTCAATTTCATCTGAAGTTGTAACAACTGACCAAATGGGAGGTTCAATTAAGAAAGCTCAAGTTGGACACGTAATCATCACGGTAGCTAAAACTCTAACACAAAAGGAGATGAATTTAGCAACGATTGCCATAACAAAGTCACGTCTTGGTAAAGACGGAGTTGTCTTTGAAAATTGTAAGTTCAACAACGAACTTCTTGAAATAGATACTGAATCATCAGTTACATTCTTGGGCTTTGAGGAGCAACAAGAGGAAAGAAAAAGAGATAGAGTTAAGGAGCTTCTTGAAAAAAGAAAAGAAAGAGAAGCACAGAAAAAAACACTTTAATTAAATATCTACTTTTTCAAAAAAAAACTTATTTTTTTTAATAAAATTTATTGGTCGCTTGGTTGTCGACCACATATTTATCATAAAAATCAACGATTTTTTAATAAAAAAGCTACACCAAAAATTTAAAAAAATGGACATTTCAAACAGAATTTTATCGGATATTACAGTGTATATGAAATACGCAAAGTATATTTCAGAACTAAAGAGAAGAGAAACTTGGCAAGAGCTAGTTACAAGAAACATGGAAATGCATATTAAGCATTACCCTAAATTAGAAAAAGAAATTCGTGAGAATTACATGTATGTTTTCAGAAAACAAGTATTACCCTCAATGAGGTCAATGCAGTTCGCAGGAAAACCAATTGAAATCTCACCAAATAGAATTTACAACTGTGCTTTCGCACCGATTGATGATTGGAGAGTATTCTCTGAAATTATGTTTTTACTTTTAGGAGGAACGGGTGTAGGATATTCAGTACAAAAACATCACGTAGATGCTTTACCTGAAATTAGAAAACCTTCCAAAGAAAGAGGAAGAAGATGGTTAGTTGCAGATTCAATTGAAGGATGGGCAGACGCTATCAAAGTATTAGTTAAATCTTACTTTTTTGGTGGTTCACACATTCAATTTGATTTTAGTGATATCAGACCTAAAGGGGCAAGACTTGTAACATCAGGTGGTAAAGCACCTGGACCTCAACCACTTAAAGAGTGTTTGATTAAGTTAGAAGGTGTTTTCGATTCAAAAGAAGATGGTGATAAATTAAGAGCAATTGAAGTACATGATATTGTTTGTCATATTGCAGACGCAGTATTGGCTGGTGGTATCAGAAGAGCGGCTCTTATCTCATTATTCTCAGCGACTGACGAAGAAATGATTGGATGTAAGAGTGGAGCTTGGTGGGAAACAAATCCACAAAGAGGTAGAGCTAATAACTCTGCAGTTTTGATGAGACACAAAATCACTAAAGATTACTTCATGGATTTATGGAAGAGAATTGAAGCAAGTGGAGCTGGTGAACCTGGTATCTACTTAAGTAACGATAAAGATTGGGGAACTAACCCTTGTTGTGAAATTGCTTTAAGACCATTCCAATTCTGTAATCTTACAGAGGTTAACGTATCAAACGTAGTATCCCAAGAAGATTATGAAGATAGAGTTAGAGCGGCTTCTTTCATTGGAACATTACAGGCAGGATATACTAATTTCCACTACTTAAGACCAATTTGGCAAAGAACAACTGAAAAGGATGCGTTAATTGGAATTTCAATGACAGGTATCGGTTCAGGAGCTGTATTAAATTTGAATATGAAATCGGCGTCTAAAGTGGTGAAAGAAGAAAACAAAAGAGTGGCTGAATTATTAAATATTAATGCAGCGGCAAGAACAACAACTGTTAAACCTGCGGGAACAACATCATTAACTTTAGGTACGTCATCAGGTATTCATGCTTGGCATAATGAATATTATGTTAGAAGAGTGAGAGTTGGTAAGAACGAAGCG